CTTGAGGAGATTTACTCAGACTCTCCTTCGGATTTTCAGAGCCCCGCCGAAAAACCGCCGACGGGGCAGGGTGCGGTGGAAAAGAAGCCCAATATTTCGACTCTAGAGCGAGCTATCAGCTCTTCTCTTCTCCGAAAACAATCGGAGAGTTCGTCGAATATTCAGGACAGTGCCTCTATTCCGGCCCAGGGGCTGACACAGTCCAAGTCCTTGGCACCTGTGCAAGAAAGCTCGACGGAGTCGGAAAGCACCCGAAAGGGGACCCAAGAGTCCGTGAACTCTTCCAAGCCCTCTTCCCAGAAACCGAAGAAGGGTACTTCTACCCAGACTGCTCCCAAGAAGCAATCCTCACCAGCATCATTGAATACCATTCCGGAAGATACACCGGAGTCAGATTTCCAGCCGGTGAAGGCAACAGGGCGAGAGAAGCTTTTACAAGATACTACAAGCAAGCTGGCTTCACTTGGAAGTTTCCCTTCACTGCAGACTTGGGCCGAGTCGGCGCCAAAGAAGTCTTTGAAAGAAATTGGGGCGATATTGTCAAAAGTGTCAACCCAAAGTCCACCCCAGGATATCCCTACCGACTCATCTTCCCAGACAACGACCGAATGCTCGCAGCAGCAGAAGGAGACGTCAAGGATCAGGTTTGGGAGCGTCTCGAAAAGATCCTATTCGCCCGTGCTGAGGACGAGACTTTCCGTTCCTGCTCTGAGGCTCGGACGCGGTGGCTTGAGGGGTCGTTAAGAGACCCTGTGCGCCTCTTCGCGAAGAAGCAGGCGCAAAAGGTGAAGAAGAAACTTCCCAGGCTTATAGCCAGTGTTTCGGTTGTGGATCAGATCGTCACTCGATATTTCTTTATGAACTACGCCGAAGCTGAGAGCGACTTTTATCCGCTCTTGCCCACTAAGAAGGGCATCGGGTTCAACAGAGAACATGCGCAAAAGATTGGGGAGAGCGTCGAGAAGGTTTCCGACATTTTCGATGAGAATCCCATAGCATCCGATGTTAGTGGATGGGAGAAGAACTTTTCCCAGGAACTGGCTGATTTGCACGCGGATCACATGATTGACACGTGCGAAAACGCAGATAGCTGCGGCTCACTCCTCGCTAATGCGTGCGAGTGGTGGAGCAAGTCTTTGCTCACAACGCCCTACGTGCTGGATTCTGGAGAAATCATTAATTTTGATGACCTCCGGGTTCAGAGAAGCGGG